ACTGGAGGAACAGCATATTCGTGAGGGGACATTACTTACTGATACATATCACTTCTGGTATGTTGCCAAGAGTTATTTTGATGCATCATATTCTCCAATATTTCCTTTAGGATATGAGCAACAAAAAGAATATGCTAGAAGAGCAATCTTTTACTTTAAATCTTGGATGAATCACACCATCAACTATGATACCGAAGGATACACTGGTAGTGTAAATGAGATGGCATATTATAGTCTTTATTGTATTGGTGAGATGTATAAATTGATGGGAGAATATGAAAAAGCATTAGAGAATTATATGTTGGCGGAACCCTTTTGTGATATCAGAAATGAACATATTGTAGGTCTTGCAGAATGTTATAGAGACATCGGTGATTTTGAAAGTATGAGATATCAAACTGAACGTCTTGTGGATCCAGAACGCAAACTTCCATTCCCACAGTGTTATTTCTTGGTTAATAATAGTTTCTATATTGACTCTGGTAATTATGGAAAAGAATTATATCAAGTTGCTTTTCAGACATCATGAAATACGTTCCAGTAAGCACAATCAACAGGCAACCACAGAAAACAGTTTGGGTTGTTGACAACTTCTACTCTGATCCATATGCTGTAAGAGATTATGCTCTGCAGCAGGAATTTAAACCTGAGATTCAATATTTCAAAGGTAGTCGTAGTATTGAACAATTCTTTGTCCCAGGAACAAAGGAAGCGTTTGAAAGAATTATGGGTATCAAGATTCGTGAATGGGAATCTCATGGAATGTGTGGTAGATTTCAGTTTTGCACATCTCAAGATCCTATTGTTTATCATAATGATGGACAGACTTGGGCAGCTATGCTATACTTAAATCCTGATGCTCCATACAGCACAGGAACTTCCTTGTTTGCTCATAAAAATGGAGCACGAAGAACAAGCGATCCAAACTTCAACGATCAAATTTACGCTGGCGGATTTTTTGACAGAACTAAATTTGAGTTAGTTGATTCTATTGGTAATGTTTTTAATAGACTCTTCATTTTTGATTCTCAAAACATTCATGCAGCGTCAGAATACTTTGGGCAGACAAAGGAAGACTCTAGACTTTTCCACATATTCTTTTTTGACTGATGAAATTTAAGGTTTACTCAAAGGCAGGATGCCCGTATTGTGTTAAAGTAAAAGAGGTTTTGGATAGATTGAATTGTGATTATTCAGTCAACACACTTGATCAAGATTATTCCCGAGAAGAATTTTATTCTACTTTTGGAGAAGGATCTACTTTCCCACAAATCATATGTGACGATAAAAATTTAGGAGGATGCGTTGACACCATCAAATTCCTCAGAGAACAAAAACTCCTCTGAACTTAGCATAAATAAAACTAAGACCTGTCCCAATCGCGGGGTAGATTTACTACTTAATGGAGGGAAGAAGAGACCAAAATCGTTTCAAATAAAGTTTGAAAAGATTGTTTCCTTCTTCAAGAGGGAAGTAACTATCAATTTTGAATTTTCCTTTAATATAAAGAAAAATAATAGTTCTCCGAGGTAAAACCTATGTTAGCAGTAAGTTTAGTTTTCGGTTCTTTTTTAACCGTGTTGTTTCTGGTAGTAGGACTGATTGGAGGTTGGACTGCTAGAGAATATATGATGAACTATCGGGAAGTACCAAGACCTCACCCCGAAATGTTTGATGGACAAGGAAACTTAATTCCAGATGAGGTGATTGCATTTAATTTTGAAAACTATCATGACTACAATGAAGAAAGAAGCGACGAAGACGAGCCCTAAAAAACCTAGGACCGTAAATGTGGCATCAATAGATTTACCTAAACAACCACTTGTATTTGAAGTTCTTGATTTAGTAAGTAAGCAGAGATCAAAAGCAAAAAAAGTGGAAGTTCTTCAGAAATATGAGGAACTTCACTTGAAAATTGTATTTAAGTGGAACTTTGATGAGACTATTAAAAGTGCACTTCCTCCCGGTGAAGTGCCATATTCTTCTTATGATGAACAAACTTCGTCTAGTGGAACTCTTTCCAAGAAGATTGACCTAGAGACCCGTAGAATGTATGAAACTGGATCATTCTCTCTGGGTAATGCTGATCAACAAAGCAGAACTACAATTCGTAGAGAAGCAAAGAATTTTTATCATTTTGTGAAAGGTGGTAATGATTCTATAAATGGTATTCGTCGTGAGTCTATGTTTATCAATCTTCTTCAAGGTCTTCATCCTCTTGAAGCAGAGATTGTCTCTCTTTGTAAGGACAAAAATCTTGAATCTAAATTTAAACTTACAAAAGAAATTGTAGCTGAAGCGTTTCCTGATGTTCAATGGGGTTGATATGAGAATTTTATTTGAAAATTGTGATGTTGATAAGGCAGAGGATCGTACTCTGCCTAATAATGCTTTTGTAGTTGAATATAAAGTAGAAGATGTCAGTCAATATGATATCGCATTAGCAGCTAAGCAATCAGAAATCTTTGATTATTACTACGACAAATTTAAGAAAGATTTTGTCACTATGAGACAAACTGAGGGCAGAGCTAATCCAAAACTCTGGGGTATAAAGGCACCCGAAACCAAAAAGAAAAGGTGATTTCCCAGATAGGGCAAAAAAAATTCGCCAAAATTTTTGACTGTGGGGATTTTAAAAAATGCTTGTGTTGATACTAAGACACTTGACTAAATAATGTATGAGGTCTATAATAGACCTGTCGTTCATCCGAGAAATCGGACGCAAGTAAGTCGCGGAACGGAGCCGTTCATCCCATGATTGAATTTCTTTTATATTCATCAATCAGTTGTTCTGATGCCGATGCAATTATGCTACGGGCACGGAACCATGAAGGTCTTAGCAGTCAAGTTAAGATTGAATTGGTAGAAGCTATAAAGGAGTCTACACCTGAGTGTTATTGGGACGCACACGACTGAAGGAACGGGGATTAAAACCCTCTATTACTTTAGGAGTAACAACATGAACACCCTTCAAATGGTAAAAAAGCAGATCAACAAGGCATCTGCACTGCATAACGCACAGATTACCCACACTTCATATCGTGGTGTTGAGTATTCTACTCGTTGTGTAGAAAACAAAGAGTCGCACGGTACATTCTGCTATCGTGGTCGTACTTACACAAAGTGATTCATTAACTTACATTACAGAGAGGGTTACAAACCCTCTCTTTTTTTGTCTTTAAGTGACAAATTAACAAATGTTAGTGAATTAACACAAACTATCCTACATACTATAGAATTAAGGATTTCGTTTATGCTTTGAAATTCTACTCTATATAATGACTTCTATAAAAAAATAATATTGCGAGAAGTTTGATGCACAATCTATTATCTCGTAATCAATTAGCAGAATGGATGAACATTGACTTAAGTTTAAACAGATGTAATGAGGAGTTAGATCTGGTTAATGATTATTTTGACTGTTTAATTGAATGCGATGAAGACCAAGGTACATGTAAGCGAATCTGCAGAATTCTACTTAACGATGAGGGTTGATCACCCTCTTTTTTTTTATGCTATAATAAGGAGAGTGTATATAAAATTTTGGACAGAGAACGATTAAAACTTTTGGTGAGAAACCTTGAGTTATTAGTTGATGGACTTAAGGCAGAGGTTTACTCTGATCCTGAGGCATACCGACCAGAAGATTCATTTAATCCAGGTGCACCTGTTGATTATGATGAAATCTTTAATGATGATGATGGGCAGTTAGACTGATGACAAGTAGAGGTAAAAAGTTAGTTAAGATGCTTGATCGTCTTATCAAACAAGATCATCTTTATTCAGATGATGAAATCAAAGAATTTAAAAAACAGTTGCGAACTGTAAAGGAGCAACTAAATGAATTAGATGCTATGGAGAAACGAGGATTCAAATGAGCGTAAAACTGATTAGTGTGACTCCAGATGCGGAGAAAATGATGGCATATGTTGCGCGTGTGTCAAACCCCAATAATCAAGAAAACCCAAACTATGCCAAACTGTTGGGTTACTGTATTAAGCACAACCACTGGTCTGTGTTTGAACAAGCATTTATGACTTTAGAGATTGAGACTACCAGAGGTCTGGCAGCTCAAGTGCTTCGTCACCGTTCGTTCACATATCAAGAGTTCTCACAACGATATGCTGATTCGTCCATGCTTGCGGATACTATTCCTTTACCAGAACTTCGGAGACAGGATACTAAGAATCGTCAGAATTCTATTGATGATGTTGACCCGTTTGTTCGTCAACAGTTCCAGATTAAAATACAGAAACACTTTGAAGAAGGAATGAACCTCTACAAAGAAATGCTTGATGCTGGGATCGCAAAGGAGTGTTCTCGTTTTGTGCTTCCCCTCGCAACACCCACCAAAATGTACATGTCAGGGTCTGTTCGCTCATGGATTCATTACATCACTCTGAGGTCTGCTAACGGAACTCAGAAGGAGCATATGGACATTGCAGAGGCATGTAAAACCATTTTCGTAGAGCAATTTCCAACTTGTGCAGAAGCACTTGAGTGGGTCTAAATACAACACGTTGAATTTTTAACTATGGCAACATATCCAGTAAAGCATACAGAAACTGGTGAAACGAAAGACGTTATTATGAGCGTTCATGACTGGGATCAGTGGAAAGATGATAATCCAGATTGGTATAGAGATTTTTCGGATCCAAATACATGTCCTGGTGTAGGTGAAGTTGGAGAATGGAAAGATAAACTTCGTAAATCTAAACCTGGATGGAATGACGTTCTTCAAAGGGCGCAGAAATTGCCTGGTTCAACTATCAAGAAAATTTAAATATGGCAAGAAGGAAAAGAGCATCTGCAGAGCAACCAATTGGGGTTGGACTCACGACAAAGCAGATGAAGCGGAAGAAACCGCTTAGTCAAGAGTATCTTGTTGATATTGAACCTCTAACCGATAATCAGAAACGACTTTTTGATTCATACAAAGAGGGTAAGCACATTGTTGCTTATGGTTGTGCGGGCACAGGAAAGACCTTTATCACCCTGTATAACGCACTGAGAGACGTTCTGGATGAAAGAACTCCCTATGAGAGAATCTATCTTGTACGCTCACTCGTAGCGACTAGAGAGATTGGTTTTCTTCCTGGTTCTCATGAGGATAAGGCAGATATCTACCAGATTCCTTACAAGAACATGGTCAAGTACATGTTCCAGATGCCAAGTGACGCAGACTTTGAGATGCTTTATGGTAATCTCAAAGCACAAGAAACGATTAAGTTTTGGAGTACTTCGTTCTTACGAGGAACTACTCTTGATAATGCTATCGTTATTGTTGATGAATATCAGAACTTAAACTTTCACGAATTAGACAGTATCATTACTCGTGTTGGCGAGAATACTAGAATTTGTTTCTGTGGTGATTCTCGTCAGTCAGACTTGAATAAAACTAACGAACGCAATGGTATAGTAGATTTTATGAACATCTTGCGTAAAATGAATTCTTTTGATATAATTGAATTTGGAGTGGATGACATTGTTCGCTCTGGACTTGTTAAAGAATACATCTTAGCTAAAATAGAAGCAGGTTTTTGATGGAGATATTCAGAGATTATGATTTGGGTTCTAGATTAAACTTTCATTATCAGAATGCTAAACCATTCCCAAATATAATCATTGATAATTTTATTAATCCTGTTGTCGCTATGCAGTGCTTCAAGGAGTTGAAAGAAACTAATTATTGGGTCACTGAACACACTGAAAACAATGCTTACATGACGGACAACCAAGTGAACAAATGGTTCACTCCTTGGGATGAACAGAGTGTTGAGCAACTCAGATATGAAGTACCTACTGTATCTAATGTACTAACTTATTTCAACTCTTCAATATTTCTTCAGTTTCTTAAAGACCTAACAGGTATTCCAAATTTGATTCCAGATCCCATTATGTGGGGTGGTGGATGTCATAAAATCAACAATGGTGGTAGACTTAATCTTCATGTTGACTATAACGTAAGTCCCGTTACTAAAAAATTCAGAGTTCTGAATATGCTACTTTATCTGAATCCCAATTGGGAAGATGAATGGAATGGTCATCTTGAACTTTGGAACAAAAAAGAAAAACGAAAAGAGCATACAATTGCTCCTATTATGAATAGAGCAGTTATCTTTACACTATCTGATGATTCTGTACATGGTCATCCCGTTCCTCTGAATGCTCCTGAGGGGTTTGAAAGATATTCAATCGCAATGTATTATTTCGTAAATGAACCAAACCAAGAATATTATGAACGAAATTACGTCCACTGGCATAACGAACTTCAACCACATTGATATTGAACTTCCAAAACTGAGTAGGCAAACAATTGATGGTGTCCGATATTACTCAGTGCCTGATGAAGAGGAATTGCTCAAGTTAGTTTCAATTACATCAGTCACAAGTCATTTTAACAAAGACATCTTTGTGAAGTGGCGTAAAAGAGTTGGTAATGAGGAAGCAGATCGTATCACAAAGCGTGCAACAAAACGTGGAACTGATATGCATACTTTGGTTGAATATTATATGAAAAATGAAGAACTTCCTGAGGTTCCTCCTATTTCTGACTTTTTGTTTAAGATTTCTAAAGCAAATTTAAAACGTATAAATAATATTTACGCCCTTGAAGGTTCCCTGTACAGTAAACAACTTGGTATAGCAGGGACAGTTGATTGTATCGCTGAATATGACGGCGAGTTAGCAATAATTGACTTTAAGACATCAGCAAAACCAAAACCACGAAAGTGGATTGACCACTACTTTGTGCAGTGCATGGCATATGGTTGTATGCTGTACGAACTGACTGGCATATCAGTCAAAAAACTTATAATCATCATGGCTTGTGAAAATGGAGAATGCGTCGTCTATGAAGAACGAGACAAATCAAAATACATCAAACTTCTTACCGAGTACATTGGAAAGTTTGTTAGAGATAAACTGGAGGAATATGGAACCTAATAAAGAACTAGAAAAAGTCATTGAAAGCAAGTTCTTAACTCCCTCCAAGTTTGCCTTGGAGATTGAGAAGATTGTTGCTAAAGAACAATTCAATTACATTGATGCTATTTGCCACTATTGCGAAATCAATAGTCTTGAGGTAGACTCTGTAACGAAGCTCATTTCTAAACCTTTGAAAGAGCGTTTGAAGTGGGATGCTATTCGTCTCAACTTCATGAAAAAAACATCGCGAGCAAAACTTCCTTTATGACCGTGACGCCTTTTGAAACTTATAAACATTATTTGTCACTAAAAAATCATTTCACAAATCCAAAATACGACTTCTTTCGCTATGGTGCCAAATCACGGGCATCCATGGCGTCTTTTAATAAGAGAAAGGATAAGTATTGGTTTGAGAAAACTTCCCGAAAGTATGATGACAGTGAAGTCGTTGACTTTCTTGTATCTAACTTTTCTGCTTCTGATAACCCACAGAACTTATGGATTGGAGAAATTATCAATTCTGGAGAAAGAACATACGCCGAGTGGATGAAACGACGGCAGAGTTCAACTTACTTGTTCAAAGAACAAAGCAACGAATTACTCTCGGAGAACAGATTAGAAAGTCTATTCAACTGTTCCAAAGGACATCCAAAAATTCTGAAGGAGTATCTAAGCGGAAGATTATCGCTAGAAAACTTCGTGATCTACGACAAAATTTTCCATTTTAGTAATGACTTTGACAAGAAACTAGACGACCCCGTGTGGGAAACCGTCAGTTTGAAAATCAAAAAATATGGTCCCTTCATAAATATTGATGTGTTCAACTACAAGAAGTTATTAAGGGACATTGTAAATGAGTGATTTTTTTGAGTCTGATATTATCAAAAAAGAATTGGAAGAAATTAATGAACTGCAAGAGCAGATTTATTCAAATGCAATGTCTTTTGGTACTATGACTCGTGATAGCAAAGTTGAACACATTGAAATGTTACAGAACTTGCTAGAAAAGCAGCAAGTGATGTATACTAGAGTTTCTCTTTCAGACGACCCTAAAGCGGTTGAGATGAAAGAGAACTTACAGAAGTCTGTTCTGATGATGGGGTTTCCTCCATCCACAGATATTAAGACTTTGTTCGGTAGCATGACAAAGACCATTGAATCGCTCAAAGATCATATTGACACTTGAGCAAAACTTCGTTATACTATCTAAGTAAATCCCCCAAATCCAAATAAATCCGAGGTAATCTGAATGTCTTTCGCTGATCTTAAGAAGCAATCCAAACTGGGTTCTCTGACCGCCAAACTGGTCAAAGAAGTTGACAAAATGAACAAAGCAGGTAGTTCTGGAGACGATCGTCTCTGGAAACTTGAATGTGATAAGAGTGGCAATGGTTATGCCGTTATCCGCTTCCTTCCTGCTCCCAATGGAGAAGATCTGCCCTTCGTGAAACTGTACTCCCACGCCTTCCAGGGTCCTGGTGGTTGGTACATTGAAAACTCTCTGACATCTTTAGGTCAGAAGGACCCTGTGTCTGAATACAACACGATGCTGTGGAACAACGGCACCGATGCAGGTAAGGAACTGGCACGTAAGCAGAAGCGTAAGCTGACTTACATGGCAAACATCTACGTTGTCAAAGATCCTGCTAACCCTTCTAACGAGGGTGGAGTATTCCTGTACAAATTTGGTAAGAAGATCTTTGACAAACTCACCGCTGCTATGCAACCTGAGTTTGAAGATGAGGAAGCAATTGATCCCTTTGACTTCTGGCAAGGTGCCAACTTTAAACTGAAGGCAAAGAATGTTGCTGGTTATCGTAACTACGATTCTTCCGAGTTTGCACGTACCTCTGCTTTGTTGGAGGATGATGATGCTATGGAAGCACTCTGGAAGAAAGAATACTCCCTGGCAGAACTCGTTGCTGCTGACCAGTTCAAGGACTATGACACTCTGAAGAAGCGTCTTGACTATGTTCTAGGTAACAAGGGTACTCCTCGTTTCCAAGACCAAGAAACTGTTGAGCAGGAAGAAGAGTTTAACGCTGCTAACCGTGGCGATACTAGATCTACCACGACTGATGCTGGATTCAATAGTCCAGACATTACTCTATCGTCAAACAAAACTGAAGATGAAGACGATGCTCTATCATACTTCGCCAAACTGGCAGAAGACTGATACAGAGAAGGGGGTCTAACGACCCCCTTTTTTATTCTGCGGATGTGTTTCTAGTATTTCTAGTTGCTGCTACGTTGCTACTTATATACTCTGAAGAACGACCATACTTCATCTCATTCCTCATATCTTCAAGGAATATACCAAGATACTCTGGTTTGAGAACAAAAATTTGTCTCTTCTCATCATTTTCTCTCACTTCATGCACATAGTTGCTTACAGATACAACTGGATTTAGGTCTGTAGTTGGTGTTGATGGATTGGGAATTTTAAAGTCCTGATCAACAATCTTTCCTTTAGGTAGAATGAGTCTACCAGATGAGTCTTTAACTTCAGTAGTTTCATAAAAACGGACATCATTTAATTTTGTGCCGTACTTATCCTCAGCGTAATTATACAGTTCTTTATCAGACAATGGCCATTGATCCCTCACATTGATGATGTTCGCAGTCATCATCACTACCCAATCAAGACCCGGATCGCCATAAAGGTATTCTGCAATAGTATCCGGTCTCTCTCCTGGAGAAATTTGATATTTGTTGAAGATAGTTGCTATACTCTGAAGGTCATCACGTAATTTAGTTCTTCTAAAAAGGTTTTTGACCAGAACATAATCATTAGAAGAATTTCTATCTTTTGATTGTGACTGATAAAATATGTTTGGTAGTTCTCTGAAATAACTCATTTTAGTATCCTACTGTGGTGTCATCATCTCCAAGTAAATCATGATCTTCTTTGTAAATTGGATTGAGTTCTTTAAAGACTACATCCATTCTAATGTGAGTTGGTGATCCATCATAGAATGTTGAGTATGTATTAGACCCAGTATAACTTACAGACATATTTGTTAATGCCATGGGTAAAAAATGATTTAAGAATGGGTGGTTTTTATTACCTTTCATATATTCAAGTTGGAATATATATGGCGCACTAATGAAAACTCCTTCAGAACCATTCTTTGATGGTAACATAGAATACTTCAAAGCTTTAATAATATTTCTTACTTCAATTGCCTCGTGACGATTTCTTGGGAAAAATTCAAAAGTAAATGGGAACACTCTCAAGTTCACACCATTAAATAAGAGTTCTAAATTTGGATTGAGAACCTGACCAGTTGCTCTGGCAATAATTTGATTGGCACTAACATTACCTCCCAAGGCACCAATTGCTTGACCCGAAATTGCTGCTATAAGTGCATCCTTAATGTTTGCATTGCCTGAGGCACCTTGTAGATCGGAACCAACCTGGCTTAAAAAACCCATTGCTGCTTTACCAGCTTCAATAGCACCAGATCCACCTTGTTTAATAATTGAAGATGTTGCTGCTAATCCATAAGCTTCAAGAGGATTCATCTTTCCATCTGTCCAGTCTATCGCGCTGATATCTGAAATTTGTTGTGGAATTGGTAAAACCATTTGATATATTGGATTTTTCAAACCAGGTCTATTCGCTTTTGTTCCGGTAGACTCCGATATCCTTTTTAACCCAGTCTTGTTTACACCATATCCACTCTCATCTACCTGTTTATCTTCATTAAGTTTTACATTTGCTATATCTAACGGAAACCCATTAGCAAGGGGTGCTTCATATTGCGCTACTTTTATCCTAAGATAATCCATGTCGTTTTCAATACGATCGTATGGATATCTGTAACTTTTTAGTTTTGCTTTTTTATTTTCTGGTTTCTTATTACCATTAGTTGCCTTTCCAGTTCCCCCACCATTTCCTCCACTAGTATTTCCGCCTTCAGAACCACCATTTGATGGTTGGTTAGAGGACATTGAGGTGCTATTATTAAGATATGAGGAAAAA